AGCCACACGCTTGTCGTACTCGTAGGCCAGGGCCCGGCCGAGTTCGGTGGTGTAGATCTGGCGCACGTCGTAGTACGCCATCAGCTCGTCGATCTCTGCCACAGCAGCGTCGGCGATCATCAGACCGTCGAGCTCAATGAGGCGCTCGTTCAGGTCGGAAGGGTTGTTGCCTTCACCGAGAATCGGAACGCCGGGCGAGTGGTACCTCGCTGCCATTTTCCCGGTGATGGGGAAAGCAACCGACTTCCCACCCTTGATGTTGCGCTCGCGGGTTTTGCCCTTGAAGACGGTGGTGCGCTCGAACGCGTCGAGAACTTCAGCAGCGCCGAGCTTGAGGAATAGAGCACGGTCATCACCCGTGCCTTTGATTTGACCAAGCCGCTGAAGCGCGGCATCGGGAGGGGTAGCCATGGTGTTTCAAAGAAGAAGTGATCGGCTGACTTCTTCCCCTCTGCACCGGGTTGTCTCCCTAGGGAGGCCCGTTCAGTTACGGGGGTGTAGAACTTGCCTCCCTTGAGAGTAACTAGAAGACGTCAGAAGCGTCCAACATCCGAATCACCTGCGCGCGGTAGGCCTCGTCAACGTCGTACAGGCGCTGATCCTTGCCGTTGAGCTTGTTCATCGCCTCGAGGACTTGGGCTTTCGACTCGAATGTCTTGCCGGCCGATGGCGCACGGCCGCTGCCCACCAGCTCTGGTTCCTTAAGGGTCGCCTGCTTGGGTGCGCTGCCCTGAGATGCCCGCGCCTGCATCGCTTTCAGCGCCCAGCGGATCGCCTCTTTGTTCCCAGCCGCAACCACTGCGTTGTATTCGTCGATCTCGTCCTGGGGGACGTTCTCTTTGACCCAGGCCGACAGCTGCTGGAACTGCTCCTCGCCGCCAACCAGGCCTTTGATCTCAGCCTGATCTTCAGCGCTGAGCTCAACGGACCCGGGCGCGGATTCATAGCCGCCCTCGAGGTAGCGCTCGACGATGGAGCGGGGGATGCCAACGCCCTCGAGCTTGGCCATGAACGGCTCGACGTCCTGGCCTGCTTCAAAGGCGGCGGCCATTTCGTAGGGGTTGAACTCAGCCTCCTCGAACTTGCCGGCCAGGAACTCGCCGTACTCCTTGACGCCTTCCTCCCGGGTGTAAGCCTTAGGGGGTGAAGGCAAGGTTTCAGCGGGCTGGTCTTTGGGCTGGCCCAGTTTCCTCTCCAGCTCCTGATACGCCTTGGCCAGCTCCTCCTGGCTGTTGAACTTGCCGAGGATCTTCTCCGGCTCGGCCTGTTCAGCGTCCCGTTCTGCCAAGAACTCCTCGAGCAGGCTTTCCTGCCCAGGAGCAACCGGCGTTTCGTTGATGGCTTCAGCTGTGCTGAGGCTGTTGTCGACGGGTGCTTGGGTCATTGCGGTTCGGTGGGTTGGTCAGGGTTGGCCAGCTGCTGCTCGATGGCAGCGGCCTCGGCCTGTTTCCGTGGGTCGGCCATGGGTGATGCCATGGCCTGCTGAGCAAGCGCCATCTGTTGGGCCTGCTGCTGTTCAGCGGCGACTTCCTCGTCGGTCTTGATCAGGCCAACGGTGTCGACGCCCATGGACGCGGCAAGCCGGCGGATCAGCTCCGAGGGGTTGACCCGCATCGTCACCTCCTGTTGGCCAATGGCGTTGCCGAGCTCGGCGATGGTGCTGACAAAGCGCACCACCCGCTCGAGGTCGTTGCTGCGACCGACGGCGGCCAGGCCAACACTGACCACCGGGCGCACCAGCTCCTTGGGCAGGGGCTGGAGCTTGCCCTGACGGATCAACAGATCCAGCTTGCGGGTGACGTAAGGGGTCTGGAATTCAGTGGTGAGGATCGAATAGATCGAACCGAGGGAGTTCTCGATCTGCAGCGCCTGGAGGCGGACCTCTTCTGCTGTGGTGCGCTCGCTGTCGCGCACGTCGGCGAGCATGAAGGCCTGGCTGAGGCGGGCCTCCACTCGAGCCAGCCCTGCCATGGCCACCTGCATGTCGCCGGCCTTCTGCACCTGCAGGGCCTGGACGTCATTGATGTCGCCGACGACAAAGGCGCCGTTGGCGGCGTCCGCCAGGGCCTTTGCCTTGGTGACACCGTTGGGGCGCACCAGGAATCGAATGGCAGCGCTGGCCAGGGAGCCTTCGGCCACCGCCTGGCTCAGGGCCTCAGCGGTCTTGAGGTCGGCCAGTGCGGCCGACTCGACGTAGCCCACTCCATAGGGCTGGCCATCCACGCGCGACATGCGCAGTGGCATCCAGGGGTTCGACTCGATCGGGGCCTCGCCCTCGCTGCCGGGGATCCGCTTGCCCTTGACCTCCTGATACCACTCGACCTTGCCCTTCTCCCAGTGAACGCAGGTGTAGACCTGGACCGTCTTGTCGTACTCGCCGATCTCGTCGTAGTCGTCTTTGACCAGGCGGCCGACAACGTCGTCCTCGTCCTCCTCGAGCAGCACCTTGATCTCTGGCGGGAGCGTGTTCATCGCCAGCTCCTCGCACGTCACCACCTCCAGGGGGTTGCCCATGGGGTCGCGTGAGCAGACGTAGCGGTTCAGGTGGTAAACCTTCAGCCCGTCTTTGCCGACGTAGAGCAGCACGTTGCCGCAGACGATCAGCCACAGCAGCGCCTCATGGAAGGCGACCCGGTCGTTGGTGCCCTCGATCGAGCGGAGCACTTCCTGCTCCATCTTTGCCAGGGCCGAATCGAACTCTGACTTCTGCGAGGTGTCGATGCCCTGGCGGATCATCTCCATCTCGTTGAGTGTGAACCGGAAGAAGCTCTGCGTCGGGGGCAGCAGGGCCAGCAGCATCCGGCTCGCCAGGTTCAGCACGCCCCTGGCGCCGATCCCGTTCCACGGGAGGGGGAACACTTCTTTGTTCCCCTTGGTGGGCTCGTTGCTGGATGGCACGAGGTAGGGAAGGGTGAGCCGCGCAGCCTCCCGTCCCCGCTCGAGGTAGTAGTTCCGATCGGACTCAAGGGCCCGGTAACGCTGCGCTGCAGTGGCCATGATCAGACGGGGATGTTGAGGCCAGTGCCGGCCGTTGCGGTCTCAGTCGGCGAGATCGCCAACGATGTGTTGAGGTTCTTCAGGCGGCGGTTAATCGCCTGCGTCACCTGCGCGCCCTGGACCGGAGCGTTGGCGGTTGTCATCACCGCATAAGGGGCGGCCGAGACCTGCTGCGGCTGCTGCATGTTGGCGGCCGACATCTGATTCATGAGGTCGTTGATCATCCCCATGTAGAGATCTTGGTTCGCCTGGTTCTGCGCGATAGACGCATTGATTGCGTCGATCATTGCCTGGCTTCCGTCGTCGACGGAATTGGACCACTGCTGCGTCTGATTGGTGGCGTTAGGAGGAGGCGGCAGGCCCTGGTCATTGGGGCCATTCATCATTCCCTCGTAGGGGGAGAAGCTCGTGGGCTGAGCGCGGCCTGACCCCATGAAGCTGTAGGTCGGCAGAGTCGTGGTGGAGCTTTGCCCCTTAATCACGGGCGACTGCGTCGTCTGTGAGCCAGTGACTGCCCAGCCAGAGCCAGGCTTGGGAGCTGGGGCCGCTGCCGTTGGCGTGTAGCTGATCACGCCTTTCTTGTTCTGGTCAATGTTGTAGATCTGCTGCGCGTTCTGACCGATCGTTGCGTCGTTCCTGGCCGCGACAGTCAGGATCTTCGCCGTCGAAATGCCGGCGTTGTTGAGGTTCCTGATCTCAGACGCGGTCAGCGTGTTGTTGCCCTTGAGGGCCTGTTGAACTTTCTTGTTGGCGTTCTTGGCCATCGGTCGTGCTCCTAGATGGTGAGGGTGCTGGAGGGGGTGCGGTCAATCCGCAGCGCCTGCCTGGTCTGGCCAGGCCTGTAGTTCTCGTCGCGGAACCGGCCGACCACCGGCCGATCAGCGCTGTCCTCTGGCGGGGGTGCGCCCTTCAGCAAGCTCTGTCGCATGGCGTCTTGCTGCAGCAGCTGCTGGTTGTCGGCCGCCATCTCCGACAGATCTTTGAGCTGCGTCAGCGTGTCCTGCAGCCCCTGGTTCGACTGGTTCAGAAGATCCTGCGCCAGGTTCAGCGGGTTGTCCGGGGCCAGGAGATCCTTGACCTTGTCCCACATGAACTGGGTGTCGTTCTCAACCCGGTTGGCGCGGGGGTCTTTGTATTTGGTCTTGACCGCCTTGCGCTGCTGCCTGGCGTTGCCCAGCTTCTCCTTGTAGGCAGCGGGGTCCATTTGGCCCTTACGGGATTTGATCCGCTGAATCCTCTGCGTGGCCTGCTTGTACTGCTTGGTGCCCTGCAGCGAATCAGTGATCCGGGCCGCTGGCACGCTCCCGCCGCCGCCTCCAACGCACATCAGCCCACCTCCAGATCAACACCTTTCTCGAATTGCTCCTGCATTGCAGTGATCAGGAAGCGGACCACGGAGGCCTGGCCGGAGCGGAACCAGACCTCCTTCTCAGTCCACTGCAGATCAGGCGCACGATCCGGGAACTTTTGCGCCAATGCACTCACAAGACGCTCAGAGATCGGGGGCAGCGCAACCACTACAGGCCTGCAGATGTAGTCAGGCTACCGGCGGGCTCCATAGCAGGGGAGTGCTGGTTTGCAAGTCATACTCACCAGGGCGAAGGATGCGAGCACACCTGGCCTGAGTAATTGCATAGGCCTCGCTCAGCTCCTTCTTGGCATAGGCGGCGAGCACCGCCTGCCACATCTCCGCCTCCGTTGAGCAACCGGCCAATGCCTTCTCGGCTGTGACCGGACCGTATCCGGGGCAGCCGGGGTAGTTATCTGTGGCATCGCCGGTCAGCACCTGGGCGTAGAAAGTGCGATCAGCCTCGAGCCTGCTGGCGTGAATGATCTCGCCATTGCGCAGGTGCAGCCCAGGGATGGTGAGCAGATCTTTGTCGATGGAGGCGATCACATCGCCGTCTTCGTAAAGCACGCCCAGCGCGTCATCACCCTCGATGTCGGGCAGGCGCGCGACCTGCCAGCCACGGGACTGAGCCGCCTTTTCAACCCACTCGATCAGCTGCTTGTAGCCGGCTGGCCTGCGGTACTTCTTGCGGTTCGCCTTGTACTGGGGCCAAACGCCATAGCGAAAGGAGACGCGATCCCCGAAGACCAGAACGGGCTGGTGATCGGGGGCGCCCTCGCGGATCTCGGCGATCAGTTCCTGGAAGTTGGCCTGCGCATCGGCGTGCCGGCACAGGTAGGTCCAGTCGCCGTCATCCCACTCGGCCTCCCATTCCGCTGCGGTGGCGGAGCGGAACAGGTAGACCTCGGCATCGATCAGCAGCTTCACAGCCCTGCCTCCTGCATGTCCCGCTCAACCAGCTCTTTCAACCGCTCCTGGTAGAGCCCGGTGTAGGTGCTGCAGGTGCGGCCTGATTGCTGATACAGCCACTCGAGGTACTCCTGGCGGCGCTGTTCGATCTTTGGGTTAATCATGGTGTTTAGTGAAGGTGACTACTCGTTTTCCGGGAGTTGCTCAAGAGCGCGGCGGCTAGCAGCGCAACAGTTGCGCAACTCACGCAACTCGCGGTAGATAAAGTAATCCTCAGGATCATCGTAGTTGCAATCCAACGCCTGATCTACAGCCGTCTGAGCCAAGAACAGCAGTCGGTCAATCAGTTCGCTGTCAGTCATCGATCTCCTCCAGTGCGCGGCGGATGGTGTCGGTCATCTCTGGAATCACAACGTCCATCTTTTCGATCGTGCCCAGCATCTCCAGGGCGATGCTGTTAAGCGACTGAGGCTTGGGACGTCGAGCGACGAGCAGGTCAACAGGCCAGTCAGGATCGGGTGCAAAATCGCTTAGCCAATCGCAGCACGCCTCTAGCTCTTGGTCTGCGCCCCATTGGGCGGCGCAGTTGGCGATGTACTCGGGCAGAGGCAAAGGGTCCCGAAGAAGTTCTCGGTCTTCTGCCCACTCGTAGACCAACTCCGGCGGCACGGTGACGGGATTACTCATCAGCGGTCTCTCTGATGAGCCGATCGGCCACCTCGTTGATGGCCAGGAAGCAGATGCGGGCCTGCCCCTCGTCGGGCGCCCAGGTGCGGATGCGGTCGCTAATCTCATGCACCACCGCCCTCATCCGCCGGCGGTCATCGATGCTGTATTCCCCCAGGCTCCAGTAGAGCTCGGTCAGTTCATTGAGCAGGGTCATTCGAGTGCCTCAACAGTTGCGTTTGGCCAGCGGTTTTTGCAGTAGCTGATTGCCTTGGCCTTGGTCGGCGCCGGCATCACCACACGCATCGCCGGCATGTCTGGTTGTTTGACCCGCAAGCGGAAGTCGCGGGTGCGCTCGTCGGCCTTGGGCCGGCTGACGCCAGGGCCGAGGTTGGGCTCCACCCAACCGGGCGGGATGTAGTTCGGGGCGAGTCCCATTACTCGTTCTCCATCTCGAGCATGTGCTCGCAGCAGCGGATGTACCCCTCCCACCACATCTGCGCGTAGGAGCGCTCGACGCACTCCGCGTGGTGCTTTCGAGCTCGGCTCAGAAGTCGAGTAACGGCGGCTCTTGAGACGTCGATTGGGGTTTCTCCTCTTCGGATTGCCATGGCTGAATGTTGCGAGAGTCGTGGACGTTGATGTGACCGAACTTCCCGAGGAAGACCATCAAGCTGTTCTTGCGCCGAGAGACCACGGCCCCGCGTTTCCAGTTGCCCTGGTGGTAGGCCTTGATCTCGTCGCCGGGTTGGTAGTCATTGGTCCAGCTCATCCGTGTGTCTTGCGAAAGGCCTCCATGTCCCTGAAATCCATCTCCTGAAACTGCGGGTGCTGCGCCAGGAACTCAGGGCTGGGCAGGATCACGTCCCGCCCCTTCTTGTTGAACTGAAGCGTTGACCACTTGCCGGTCAACAGGCCCCGCTCGAGGATCGACTGCAGCTCGTGCCTGCTGAACAGTGGTTCCATCACTGCTCACGGGTCGCTTCCTCTTGCGCCCAACGCAGGTAGTCCTGCCACTTCTTCTCAGTGAGGGGGCAGTCTTCCGCGATCGGCGGCAGCAGAGGCTGATCCGTAGTGGCGAACGGCAGGTAGGCCTCGCTGTTGTGCGGATCCGGCGCAGAGATCAGTGATCGCTTCGCGGTCGGCAGCATCGCCAGCTGGCTGGCGGTTGGCCTGCAGAACGGGGGCAGCTCCTCACGGAAACCCCAGCTCCTGTTCGCCATGCCGTTCTCTGTTCGATACAGCGGTGCCATCAGTTCTTTCCAGGTGGGGTAGCGCTTGAAGGTGTTGGGCTCCAGACCCTGAATCCACTGCTCAGCGGCCCACATGAACTGGGTCTCGCTGATCTCCGGGAACTCAGAGGTGAAGCTGTGAAACTTGAGCCGGCAGATGTGCGGGCTCCATCGATCGGCCTCTTTGATCCGCAGCTGGGCCGCGATCATTTCGGCGACCGCCAGAAACGTCTCTGGCGTCAGGCTGTTTGGCTTGGCCATTGCTCAAGGGCGGCGAGCATCGCCGGGTCTTTGGGCATCGGGCGGCCCTGGGCCGTGGGGGCCGTGAGCTCGTCCTTCATGTATTCGGGCTTGAGCGCTTGCCAGCCGTGCTCAACTCCGGCTCTGGCCAGCAGCACCTGCTGCCAGGCGGGGAGCTTGGCGACGCGGGCCACGCTGGAGAGCCAGGCCGCTTCGGTCCAGGCCGCCTTGGAGCCGTGCTTGCTCTTGCGGCTGACGTTCCACCACTCGTAGAGCAGCGGCCGGGCCTCATCGCACACGGTCAGAAAGTCGCTCTTGTCGGCGTCGACCAGGTAGCGCTGGGCCTTGGCCGCAGCAGTCGTGCGCTCCTGTTGCAGCTGAATCACCGGGGCCAGGGGCGCCGGCTGGTCAGGCACCACCGCCACATAGGACTGGATGCCTGGATCCCACTGTTCAATGCGCTCAAGGGTGGCGAACTTGTTGCGACACCGCTTGTTGTTGCAGATGCGGTGACGGCGGATCCCCTCCCGGACCCTGATCGTGTCGAGGATCCTGTTGCTGGTGCCGCCACATTTCGGGCAATTCATTCCCAGATCACCTTCATGTAGATCGATTGCTTGTCTTTGGGTGCCCGGGTGAAGCGCAGCGCCATGGCAGGCAGCACGTTCACCCGGTCGTCGGCCCACACCAGGCCGTTGCCGCTGTCGAGCACAGCGCCCGCCAGGTTGTCGAGGTCGCCCCGGGCCGGTCCGCGGAACGTGAGCACCAGGCAGTTCACCTGCTGCAGGGGTGGCTCACACCACCACTCGGCCAGCAGGGCCCGCACTGTCGCCTTCCACTTCATGTAGGCAGGCGGCATGTAGGGCCGGCCGCCGCCCCTGGGGGAGCGGGGCCTGGCTTTCGACATCAGCGGGACGTTGAGCTCGAAGTCGGCGCACTGCATCAGAAGGGCATCTCTTCTGTCGTGTCCCAAACGGGTGCGGCCTCGCCCTTCGCGGGCTCCTCGACCTGGCTGCGCTTCTCATTGCCGGTGAGCACATAGCCCTTCTCCGGTTCGCCGAACACCGAGCTCATGTCCGGCGCTGAGTATTCGACCAGGTGCAGCACGCGCACCGCCTCGAGGTTGAGGCTTACGCCCTTGCCGCCCTCCGGGTTGGTCCAGGCCCAGGGGCTGAACGCCACCTTGCCGGTGCTGCCGTTACCGATCAGCACGTCCTGGGGCCAGGGCGTTCCCTTGGCGTCCTGCACCGCTGGCGGGGGCAGCTCCATGCCGCGCTTGGTCAGCACGTTCCGCTTGAAGCTGAACTGCCAGAGCGGGGTCTCGTCGCCGCTCTGATCCAGGAACGTCTTGTACGGCAGGCCGTTGGGACCAGGCCGGCTGTTGCTGCCGTGCGCCTCGATGAAGGCCTCCTTCAGCGACTTCACGAAGGCCTGCGCCTCGGCGTCGTCCTTGCTGAGCAGCAGGTCAACCGACCACTGCTCCTTCTCGTTGTCCTTGCCTTTGTTCGCAACGCCAGGGCGCAACACCTTGGCCCACATCAACTCCCCTTGCGGCGAAACCTTGATCTCCTTGGGCATTTGTCCTCTGGTTTTGATAGTTCGGGCGTGTAAATCAGATCTCAGGCACGGCTGGATCCTTCAAGGATTCGCGCCAGGTAGTCATCAATGGCGCGGCGAGCGACGCCAGACGGCGACGCAGCCCCTGGAGTGAGCGGGACTGCAGCCATCAGGCCCTCCTTCTGCTCACGCGTGAGCCTCAGGTTCAACGAGTCCGAAAGCTGCTCTATGTGGGGCGCGGCTTTCATGGGACCTCGCCTCGAAGCTTTGGTCGGCCATTTGGCATTTGCTCTACGGGTCTGTAGTAGACGTGCGGAACGTAGTCGCCTACCCACAGGTCGTCAACCCGTACGTGTCTCCTACGAGACCCCTACGAGAAGCAGTAGGGGTTGGATCCAACCTGCCCAGGGCAGAGATCTCCGGTGTAAGGGGCGCGACGCATCTTGCGAACCATTGCGGTGGAAGCGATCTCGGCTGCCATCAATTCCAGCCAGTCCACCTTGAACATCTCCCGCAGCTGGCGGTGCAATTCCCCGTGCAACCACTCCGCCCGTTCTGGAACGACAGCAAAGCAGTCGTGATTCGTAAGAATCTGCGCGCCGTGCGCATCGGCCGTGGAGACGATCGAGTGGCACACCGCTGCGTCAAAGGAGTGGATCGCGTTGGCGGTGATGCCTCTGTTGGTGGCTCGCGCGCTGAGCTCCCCGGCCGGGCGCTCCTCGCGCCTGCTGCGCTGCCGGGGCAGAGAGGCCAGCGCTGTCCCGCTGGCGATGGTGCCCGGCAGTTCCTCGCCCAGGTGCATCGGCCAGCCGGTGGGGCCAGTCCATTCGATCGGCTTCTTCTTGCTGACCACGCGCCGCGACAGCTCCCGCAGCCAGTCCTGCAGTGCCAGGCAGGGTGCGACTTCCTCCTGCAGCGCCTGGCGCATGACCTTGGCCATGTGACGCACTGGCGCCAGCACGTCGCCCTGCAGCCGCCATAAATCGGCCTGGCCGTTGCGCTCCTCCACCGCAGCGATCAGACCGTCCATCAGGGTCTGATGCGTGGCTCCATATATAGATGTCATCACCGGCCCCTTCGCCAGGGAACGGTCGATGCCGAAGTCCAGCCAGAAGATGGCGTGCTTGGCGATGGTGCCGCCAGCCAGCTCGACCTCCTCGCGCAGCAGGCGCACCACCCGATCGGCCACCGCCTGGTAGATGTCGGCCCGGGTGCTGCCGATCAGGTTGGTGTGGCGGGCCAGCCTTTTGTCCCGCAGCAGGGCCGCGGCGATGCCCACCCCAGAGCAGGTCTGATCCAGGCGCACCGGGCAGCCGATCGGGGCGGTCGGGTCGGCCAGCCACTGGCGCACAGCCCGGGCCACCTGCAGCAGCTGCCACGGATCATCAGCGCCGCGCCATAGCTCGAGCCGCTCGAGGGGCTCCTCAGCGATGGCGGTCAGCCGCTCGAGGTTTTGCTTGCCCCAGTCCAGCCGGTCCGCCCACTTCGCTTTGCCCAGGCCGTAGTGCCCGGCCGCGGCCATCAGCAACCACTCAAACCCCCGCTCTCCGCAGGCCTCGCCCTGCTCGAAGCTGATCAGTGCCTTCTCGTGATCGGGGCCCTGGTGCGTGGCGTAGCGGTTGCTGCTGTAGATCCGCCCCCTGAAATCCAGCTCGTAGGCGAACCAGCTGGGGCGGCCGGCGATTGATTCGCACTGGCGCAGGGCCTCCTCGATCCGCACCCGGACCGCTCGGTTGGCGTTCTCATCAGCCCAGGCCTCGGCCCGGCGGCGCCGGTATTCGATCCAAGCCTCTTTGCCGGCATCCATCTCCGGCTCGGGCGGCACCACCAGCGGGTCGCGCTGCACCGGGAACAGCCTGCGGATGTTGCTATCCCATGCAGCGCGTTGCTGCTCCACCATCCACGGGTCGATCACCATCGCCTGCTGCTGCAGGGCATTGACCACCCGCAGTTGCAACGACAGGTCGGCCTTCTCGTAGGGGGCCAGATCCAGCGGCCGCCGTGCCACCACCAGAGCAGAGCTGTTGTCCAGGTGGCCGCCGCCATGCAGCCCCTGCCATGGCCTCGGCTCCACCAGCATTGGCAGCCGGCGCACGGGGATAGGCCGCGGCGGGTTGGCCTTGATCAACGCCAGCACTTCTGGCGCGGGCTCCACCACCTGTCGGGTGCGGGTCTGCTGCACCACGCGCACCAGGCCGGTGTGCTCCACCACCAGATCGAGCAGCAGGCCGCCGACGTGGAAGCGGTCCTGCGTGGCCCAGGCCTCCTGCCCCAGGTGCAGCAGTTGCATGGTCCACTTGCCCACCACTTCTTTGCGCCGGCCGCCGCTGCGCTTCTTCAGCACGCGCAGCAGGTCGCGGTCCTTGGCCTGGATCTTCATCGCCCGCACTTCGTCCTCGATCTCGCGTCCAATGGCCAGGGCCAGCTCCCGATACGGGCGGCGCTGGCTGATGCGGTCGATCACCGCGCCCAGGGCGATCGATGCAATGGGCCTGGGGCCCTTGTCCTTGAACACCAGCAGGGCGGGCAGGGCGCAGTAGTGCGGGCCGGCCGCGCATTGTTTCCGCAGGAGCCGACCGAACAGCGCATCGAGGGCGTCACCTACCTGTTCCGCGTTCTGCTGGAACAGTTCTCGGCCGTATTCGGTGGCGCGCTCCCGGCCCGCAACCTGAAGATTCCGGCGCATGGCTTGCGCCTTGTTTTCAGACTCCCTGCGCTGAGCGGTTTCTCGCGCCAGTTCATCCGAAATGGAACTGGTGGATGAAATGCGGGATGCAGGAACCACCGCAAATTGGGCATTTTCTGCAATTTATCCACCACACCCCTGTAGAGCTCGGATTTACTGGCGGTCTTCCAGTGTTGGTGGATGTTCTGCGGGGGTGTAGAGGTAAAAAACGGATTTTAAGTCCGCTGCGTTTACCAATTTCGCCATGCTCCCGGCTTGCGCCGCAAGGG